TTATAGTTTATTCGCATTTAATCGACGTTGTAATTCTCTGACAGAATCAGATACTGGGCTAATTATTCCGTCTTGTGTTGTTCCAAGATGTTTTTGTAGTGCTTTAATCGTAGCTTGCCCAAACAGTCCGTCTTGTCCAATTCCTAAAAATCTTTGCAATGCTTTAACCACGTTTGAACCAGTCAGTGATGAATCAAACTGAGCAGCATAAATATTTTGATTAAAGGTTTGTTTGTACTGGTGACTGATTACTCCGTCTTTACCAGCAGTATCAAAGTATTCTTGCAATCGTTTAGCGGTCGCATTTCCAAATTGACCATCAAGATTTAGAGTAACCATTTGTGGCTTGTCATCAGTATTTGCTGAACCTGAACCAACAATTCGATAAAAGTGATGTGGTAAGCGTGTACTCATGTATGCATCGTTCGTATCAATCGCAATTCTATTGTGAGTGTAAGAACAGTGAATGAATGAACCATTGCTTAGGAAAATACCTGTGTGTCCATCAGATCCAGCAGAACCTCCTGGAGTGCCCGAGATAAAAATGTCCCCACGTTGCACTTCTCCACGGCTGATTTCTTTGAGTTTTGTGCCAGACATTCCAAATAAAGTTTCAGTATTTCCCATTGAACCTACTGACAGAAAACCACCAGCAATCATGGCAAAGAATACTGACGAGCTGCAATCATAACTTGTTGGACCCATTCGTGAAGTCATTGAGTAAGTAACTTTGCCTTTTCGTGCTTGCATCCAAGCAATCATATTTTCAATACTTGACATCATTCGCCCCCCTTCTGTGAATTCGTGGTCAGCGTCAGAAGCTTTAACCACTTGAACGCTATCACCATTTTTCAAACTTTTTGTAAGTTCAGTTCCTTTTTTAGCTGCATGAGTGAAGTCATTATTCTTCCACCAAGCCCAAAGAGCAAATACAGCAGTAATTAATGTACTGACAGTATTATCATCTAATGGAAGTGGATTCTTACCAAGCGCTGTCAATACTTGGTTTAAAATTGCCAACCAAAGTAAGATTGTACGTGTGAGTGTTCCTTTATCAATTGTTTTCATGTTCTTTCTCCTTTATTTAAAAAATAATTTGATTATTTCAGTTAATGCTGCAAAAATTGCTGCTGCAGAACCGCCGATTCCAATCGTCAATTTCCAAAAGTTTGTTTTATCAAGCAGCTTCAACTGAAACTGATGTTCATCTGAGCTTTCATTACCTTTGATAACAGCTTGCAAAATTTGAGCATTTTGTTCAGATTGACGAGTATTCTGTTCTCTTAAAAAGCGATTTGATTCATCAACACGAGCCAATCCCTCACTCATTTGTTTTTGTATTTCAACAGACATGTCACTAAGTCGAGCAATTTCTTTACTGTGCTGCTTTATTTCCTTACTTTGTTGTTGAAGCTGACTTTCGTGCTGTTCAACAATTTTTTCTAACTCCATTACTCCTTCTTTCTAATTTATTTCAAGAAGTACATAGCAGTACCTCGTGGTGCGCCAGTAGCTCCAGAAGCACCCCACCACTTTACTCGACCGTCTGTTTCCAAATCAACGTGGAATGCTAAAGCACCTGATGCAAAGTGTCCAATCAATTCTTTAATGTCATCCGGACGCCATTGAGCGGGTACTGCACTTGAAAAATATGTGCCCCTATCAATAGCAGTTAAAGACCCTGAAAAACGAACTAGAACAAAATCTCCTTTACGCTGAAAATTCAATGACATACCGTTACCGATATTTACCTTCTCAGAAATTGTTGTTACTTCAAAATCAGTTAATTTTACTTTCCCAGAATCATCAGCCATTACAGTTTTTGATAACTTTGTATCTATTTCCTGTTTTGAGTAAGCCCCAACTTGGCTTGCGGTTACTGCATGCGGATTAGCTTTATTGTTGATATGAGATTCAACTTTATTTGTTAGTTCTGAATCTTTAACGGGAAACCAAGTATAATCGCTAGCAGACTTATTTGTTTTTACAGTGTTGCTGAAACCTACAAATTTTGGCCAGTCAGCAGTTGTGACTTCGCTAGCTGAGGGCATGTATGGAGTGGCTGTTGAACCTTGTTCTATTTTTAAGTTAGTAGCTCTTACGTTCGCGCCAACAGGTATGAAATGAAAAAGCAAATGAACGCGATTGACCGTTGCGTTTGCATTTATAAAATCTTGAGTTAATTGTATTGTTCGAGATACTGTAAGTTTATGAGTAGGATTTTCTATGTAATCAGATGAGTTAAACACATCTCTGGTATAGAACTTACCATTCATATTTTTTGCTTTTACTTGAAAAAGCCATGACCACCCTCCGCCAAACGTTTGTATTTGCATAAAAATATCATCTGAACTACTATATAATTCAGTGTTTAAAAATTCAACGTCACAAGATATTGTTATGTAGTCGCCAACTTTAAATAAATCAGCTACTGTTTTATATTGTGTAAAATAAATATTTCCTGCATTTTGGTCTCGTGTATTATTACCACCATCATAAGGTTTGAAATCTTTAGTACCGTCCAATAAATTCAAATTCGGATAAACAGTCGTGAAACCGTCCGTACCGTCTGCGCTGTTGGCATAGGCGATTGAATTAATATTAGCTGATAGTACCGATTGAGTAAGGCTAGGGGTCATATACTTAGCGTTGCTATCCCCTTGCTTAGCCTCATCTTCTGTAGCTAAACCAAAGTTTTGAACATTGCCAAGCCCGACTTGTGCAGCCGTGACTTTATGTGGATTAGCTGTATCCCCCATATGCTTATTAATGGATTGGGATTGACTAGCATTAGCTTTATCATTAGCCTCAATTCCTTCTTCAATATGGTTCATGCGGTTGTCAGTAACTACCGCCCTATTTTCAATATTTTCTTCCTCAGTTTTTAAATCGTCATATTTATTCCAAGTTTGCTTTTCATAACTCATTATTTTCCAACCTCCTTAGAATTTTCTTGCTCATAAGTTTCAACTAATACTGATAATTTAGCATTATCAAACTCTAGTTGAGTAATCTTAGATAGTAGTTTGTTAATCAATTTTTCTGCATCAATTTCTTTATTCATGCTTCCTCCTTTTTAAAGTTTTGTTCTTCAATTTCTTTAATTTCTTCAAACTTCATATCAGTTAATTCCAAGCGGTCATTTTCATAGCCTCTTCTTTTACCTTTAATCTCCCAAGAAAATGGAAGATTTGGGACAGAAGATAATACTGTAAAGCTAGTTTTATCTCTTGAAACAACGTAAGCAACACCTTCCCCATAGCTTTGTAGGAATACCTGATAGTCATAATCTGTATTAATAACTTCTGAGAATAATTCATCAATCGGAATAATGATAGTGCAACTTTCATCAGTTTCTGCAATGCCAATATCTCCCAAATATGATTCTGCGGTTTCATAGGCAGGCGTCTGTCTTATTCCATCATGAGTGACATGAATAGCGTTCTTACTACCATAGACATTAAAATCTTTTGAAACTCTTAGATTACCAGAAACACTAACTGAGAAGGCATTGATATATGTTGAACTATCATTCGAACGTATATAGTTGCTGTCACTACCAATTGTGAATCCACGATTTCCAACATACAAAGTAGGGTGATAATATCCTTTTTTGTTTTTATACTCAATATAGTCAGGCGTGTATGAAAATGTCGCAGAATCACCCATAATATTAAAGTTATCTAAATACGAGGAACCTGACATGTTATTTGTAGTACCATAAAAAGTAAAATATGCTTTATTCAATTTTTTATTAAAAACAGAAAGAGAACCAGAATCAGAAACTTCTAGTCGAGCATTTCCTTCATTCATATTCATTATCGTTGTGTAGAGCTTAAATACTTCTTTTTCATCACCTATCCTCTTCCAGACAATGGCACCATTATTATGTTCCATGATGAAATCATCGCCAAGTGATGTAAACTTAGAACCTTTAATGTTAACGCCCTCTATGTTTATAGCTTTTAGTGTTCCTGTAGATATGTTCGAGGCATTTAAATTTATAATATTTACATCGGATGCATCAATGGTTCCGGCCGTTAGTTTTGAGGCACTTAGATTTCCAATCATTGCGTCTTGAATGATGGCATCATCTATTCGAGTTTCATCTGTTAACCAAATTTTTGCACCAGTAATTTTTAACCATTCTTTACCATCCATTTCTTGTGATAAATTGATTGTTTTTACAATTTCATCAGATGGTACAGAATTGTCTATTTTGTCCTGTATTTCATCAGATAACCTAGTCGATGTCTGCAGCACCCAATCATAGGTTCCATCTTCAAGTTTTTGATAAATCCATATTTCATCATCTGGTCCGTTATTTTTGAACCAAATATCCCCTTCTTTTGGATAAGGAGGTTCTTCTGTTCCGTCATAGACTGAATTTTTACCCGCTGCATCAACACGAGAATTAATATCTTTAATAATTTGATTAAGCGGTGGAGAATATGCTGATACTGTTTGAGCAGAGGAGTTAGTGTTCGCTGAACTCGTTGCTGTCAACCCTCCTTTAAATGTCAGAGTATAGCTTAAATTAGGAGTTTTAAATGGTGTGCCATCTCTATCCGTGAGGGTTAACCAATCGCCAGTCTCTAAAGCTGGGTTTCCTCTCCAATTTAAAGTAAAAGGATAAAAATTGACATTACTTATTTTTTGATAAATAGTTTCAAGCAAACTTTGAGTCATTACTTTATTTTCTAAAACAATTTGTGGACCAGTATTACTACCCGCTAAATATGTAACTTGTTCACTACCGCTTTCGCTTTGAACAGATATTGTACAAGATATACCACCAATTTTGTACATCAACTCATTTTTAGTTAATCCTTTTTGAAAATACTCTGCTGGAGATACCGCAAATTTAGGGTCAATTAATTGCATGATCTCCAATTGATTTGTTCGGCTAAACCTTGCATAACCGGCTTCAAACTGAGCAATTAAACCTATTGCTTGCCTGAAAGTATAGCCCTCAGGTTTATTTATTTTTGAAGTGCTAATCATTGAAAAATTTGTTTCGTTAATAATCGAACCACTTTTATTTGTAATTTCTAACGCAACATCTCGAATAGAAGCAGGGTAGGTCAGCTCAGAAACATACTCATTTTCTAAAAAAACAAAACGATCACTCGCTTCAAGTGTCGTTTTGTTTTCGTTTCTATCTGGGTCACATTTAGTGACATAAAAAGTACCAATTGATACATACTCATAAACTGTCGGTTTGTAATGAATCAGTTTAGCATAACCCACTCTTGCACTTCCCACTTTTTCAGGAGGGATATTATCGTAATGATAATCTGCATCATAGGTTGCTATTCCCACTTCCACAGTGACTTCTGTCAGCTCTTTAATATTTTCAAGTATTGAACAAAATTCTATTTTTATAGAATTCGAAAATGTTGAACCTATTTGAAATGTCTCACCAGAAATAGAACCGCCACTATAAACCCAACTGTTAATATCATTTTTAGTGAAAATTCTATCACCAACTTTTACTCGGGTCTCAAATCTTCGATTTTCTGCTTTCATGGCTTTGTTAAAATCATCTGAGACATTTAACATTTTTTATCCTCCTATTTTTCTATCAGGTTTACAGATAAGTTTTCCCACTTCATCGCTTTAAACTTATCATTCCATGAGTAAGAAGGCATTGTAGAATCCCCAGCATAAAAAGTTTTACTTCTTTGTCTTCCAATTTGTGGGTCTGGATAGATTACTACGAAGAATGGTTGATTAATTCTTTGCAAAATATCAGACACTTCCGAGTCACTTAACGGGCCCCATTTAATGTTTAATTTAGTTTTTTGAGCAATGACATCTCTTACCATTTCTCCATTTGCATTTCTCCCTGAGGAGTCAGCGTCAATTGTTGAAATACTGACGCTGAATTCTTTAGGAGTTTTGACCATCACTCCATTAAATTGTAATTCGGCAGACATAATCCCTCCTTCTAAATATTAAGCTCAGTGTACCCAAGCTGTTGATGATATTTATTGATTTCTGAAACTGCAATTCGTCCAAACTCTCTGCCTCCGATATTTATCACAATATCTCCATTTGAAGTTTGGCTAGTTTGTGCGCCTAAAGATTGAACAAGCAACATGATGGCACTTGTTAATGAACCATTCATATTTGACAAACCATAATTTGATACATCTTGTCCTCCACCAAAGCTTCCAGAATTGCTGTAATCAGTTGGCTTGTCTGTGAACATTTCAGGCAATTGCAAAGTTTCAAATGATTTGAAATCACTAATAGAGTTATAAGGATTATATTTAGCAGGAACAACCATTTCTCCTTCATGAATCATTGCTAATTGATCTTCAGGAACATACGGCGTACCTTTTGCATAACCGTGTCCATGCCCAATCACTTGAAGCATACCAGGATCACCGTAACGCCCCATTGCATAATGAATTGCAGCAAGTGCATTATCATATCCGTTAAAGATATTTCCATGACCTGGAAATTTATTTGCATTGAATGTGGCCGAGATGGTTTGTAACAATCCTTTGGCCAAGTCACCAGTGATTGTATTAATGTCAGTATATCCACCTTGTACAGCTTTCTCATTACCTCCTGATTCGCTTTGTACTTGTCTTAGCCAAGCATTGACATAGTTTTCAGAAGTTGATACACCGTTCATTGACAAAGCCTTTTTAATAACTGGTCGCCAACGTTCGACACCAGTACCAGATGGGCTTTCTGAACCTTCTGAGAATGCCTTTTTAATCATTCCCATCGCTCCATTAGCTATAGTAGATATACCACCAGTCGCAATAGATAACGCAGGTTCAACTGCTTGAGAAAGGTTAGTAAACTTGCTTATTGCAATGTTTAAAATCTTTTCTGGATGAGTAGCATAGTCCCAAATATCGCCAACCATTTCTTTGGCTTGATTCCATTTCTCACCCATCCAATTACCGATACCGTTTGCATAAGCAGGCATTCCTGACATTGCTTTTGCAGTTTTAGCACCGCTCAATACTTGGGTTCCTTTTGGTAAATCAACCATGAGGTTTCTCACTTTAGGGAATAGCCCAGTTTTACCATCCGGTGTCCGATACATCTCTTGCCATTGACTCCCTGAGCCATCATTTACTAATGCTGGTCCTCCTGGGTGAGCATTTGTACCATTGGCATAAGCATTAAAGGTAGGAACATTCCAATGTCCTAAGTTACCATTAGCTCCAACTTTGTTGAGAATCCAGTTAATGCCGTCAATAACTCCATTGACCGCACCACCTATAACTCCAGCAATGCCATTACCAATTGCAGCTGCACCTCTTTTAACTGCATTTACTCCATTTTCAAGGCCTTTTCCTATTTTCTCACCCATACCAGAAGCCCATGAAGCAACATTATCAAACGCACCTTTGGCGTTAGACTTGATAGTATGAGCGTAGCCACCCATTTTGTCTTTCATGTTAGACCACGCATTTGAAGCATTTGTTTTTGCAGTATTAGCAGCATTAGAAACTGATGTTTTCACATTATCCCATGCATTACCAGTACCACTTTTTATCTCGTTCCATTTTGTAGAAACTTTTGAACCAATAGAATCAGCAGTATCGTGAACAGACTTTTTGGTATCATTCCACTTGTCAGAAGTCCATTTTTTAACATTGTCCCAAGCATCGCCTGTTCCTTTTTTGATTTCTTCCCACTTAGTAGAAACCTTAGTACCTATAGAATCGGCCGTATCGCTTATTGATTTCTTGGCTTCATTCCATTTATCAGAAGTTGCCTTCTTAACATTGTCCCAAGCGTCACCAGTAGCTTTCTTGATACTATCCCATTTCTCTCCTATCCATTTCCCAAGTTTACCAGCTGCTTCTGTAATTTCATCCCAGTTTTTGTATAAGAGTACACCAACTGCAATTGCTGCTGCAATAGCTATTGTTATTGGACCACCCAAAATACTGACAATTCCTCCTATAGCAGTTCCGACAGCAGATAATACGCCCCCTAATCCTCCAATACTTCCTAGAAAAGCAAATATCCCCGAAAGAACTTCAACTACAGTACCAATCGCTCCAATAATTTTAATTGCAGCGGCAAATGCTCCTAATGCTATAACAAAATTAGAAAACCCTTCTCCATGCTCAGATAACCAATCTCCAATAGTTGAAAGAACATCTCCGAGTCCTTTTAAGACGTCGACAATTACTCCACCAGTCCATTCAGCGATTGGTTTCAAAAAACTATCCCAGAAAAATTTGAAAGCTGGTTTAAGAGCTTCGATTACTCCATTTACAAAATCTATTGCGCCACCCAAAGCTTGTAAGAAAGCGGGTATTAAGTCTTGAATAGTAAACCCAGCCAATGGCAAAAGTACATTTTTATAAAACCATTCTAGTCCAGCTCCAATATTATCAGAGAGGGGTTGGATTTTTTCAAGTAACTTTTTAATTCCGTTAAGTAACGGTGTAAAGTCTAATATTTTTGCCCAATCAGCTGTAGCACCTGTCATTTTATTAATATGCCCAAGTAAATCATTAATAATCCCCAAAATAATAGAGAATATATCTTTACCAGTACCTCCTTGCTCCCACGCTTTCTTAAATTGATCTGCAAGGTTACCTACTGTTTTAAAAATATTTGTGAATATTTCTAATAAATTTGCTGCAATAGCTTCCCCTGTTCCATCATTCCAAGCATCTCGAAAAGCTCCGGCAATAGAATGTAAAAGTTCAAAAATGCTATTGAACATATCGAAAATTGTTTGTATTAATGTTGTGCCACGTCCATCATCTTCCCAGGCGTCTTTAAAAGCTTTGGCTATATCACCAATGATGTTAAGCACATCCGCAAGTAAAATCAATATATTTTCAATAAATAACTGACCTGTTCCATTTGTCCAGACCTCCATAAAGGATTTACCAATTGAACCAGCTAATCCGATAATTTGGCCTAGAGCATATTTCCAAGAGTCCATGACATTTTGACCTTGGTTTTTCCATGCATCTTGGAAAGGCTTGAAGAAGTCTTTAAGTAAGGCTTGCATATCTTTCATCCATTTAGGAGTTGAATAATTACCAGTTGCAGCCCCAAAATCAATACCTGGAGCTTTTGTATCTTGGCCTTTGTCAGTATCATCATCAGTTTTGTCTTGCAAACCAATACGATTAATCTCATCAAATCCCATGAGTGAACGTTGAAGTTTATCAACTTTTTTCTGCGCTTTAGTCGCTGATGAACCTGTATCATTCATTGCTTGAACGTTATTATACAGCCCCTCAGCTCCTTTTTTAGAAGCTTGATAAGTTGTACCAAACAACTGTGAAATGAAGGCTGCAAGCTGTCCTGTTAACGTAGCAATAGCGCTCATCATAGCGTTAATTGCAGGTAAGATGGCTGTATAAATTGGATAGAATGCGGTCATCAAGTTGACTTTAATCTGATTAAGTGAATTTGAAAACTGATCGTTTGTCTTCAATGCACTCATCATTCCGCCAGCTAATTTACTTATTGCTCCACCAATTAATTGATAAACAATTAATGAAGGCAACAAATATTTCATAGACTGAAGAAATGCATTATTACCCATATACATGCTACGGGTGCCTTGTGTGACTTTATTTGAATTTCTCGAAAAGAGATTTCCAAATTTATCCAATATCCCAAATGAATTTTTCAATCCATTTCCAATTCCCCCAGCACCGTGAGAAATGGAGTTTGACATGCGGTTGAAGACTCCGCCATATTTAGAAACAGCACGCTCAGATTGTTTCAATCCTGAACCTGTCATACTAGCTCCAGCTGCAGCTGTTCCAGTTGCCATTGACGATTGGCTAAGAACTGAATTAATTCGTCCTATTGCCTTTCTTAATGATTCTGCACGCTCTTCTGTTCTTTGATATTCTTTTTGAAGAACATCGTTACTACTTGCTAACTTCTGCATTTTGTCAGACTGTGCTTGCATTTTTTGAGCAGTTTTCAATGAATCAGGAGTATCAACATTTTTAAAGCCTTTGTCAAAACTTCCGACTGGTTTTAGTTGATATTGATATTCCTTTTGTAAAGCTCGAACACTTTCACGCATTGTATAATACTTAGCTTCATTGGCATCCATTACTTTTGCAATTCGCTCTAAAGACGAAGGCACTGCATCAAACTCAGTCTTCATTGATCTAGCAAGACTTTTTGCTTGGTCTTGATATTTAACCATTGATGCCTGGGCCCGTGCAATCTGATCATCATATTTGACTGTTTGCCCACCATCTCCTTTTGCTGAAGAACTTTGACGCTGTGATTTTAGATAAGCTACTTTTTCTTGAGCAGCTTTAGCTTGACCCATTTTTGCATTAATTTCATTCAGCATAGCATCAATTTCTTTTGATACTTTAGGACGTGCTTTCTTAAATCCAGTAGATAAATTATCTCCAATACTTTCTGATGATTTCTTAGAAGAACTTTCAAGATGGCCCATCATCTTTTCAAAAGTTTGATTCATTTTTTCTAACTGTTTGCCAAATTGTGTTGCACCTTTATCAATATTCAAATTATCTTCAGTCTTTTTCATAGACTTCCCAGTGATATTTTGAATTTTTGACATAGCAGATTCAATATTTGGCATTATTTTATCCAAAGACGCCTGAACTCTGGCTGTATTGACGTCTAATAAAACTTCCAAGGTTTCTAATTCCATATTTCTCACCTCCTTTTCTATTCAATACTTTTTAATTTGTCTTTTGACTTTTTCTTTTACGAGTTTCCTGAATTAACATTGCATTTTGTCGCATGATTTCTTGGTCAGTAAGCATCGCTTGTTTCTTTTCTTCTTCCTCAGATACGGCTTGCACTACTTCTTCTTTGAGTTGATTCAAGAAAGGGTAGGCATCTTCATATTTAGGAAAATTCTTTGGATCATTAAAAGCATAGATAGCAAGCCTTTGTTGAGAATAATCAAACATCGCTTTCTCTTTTAGCTCGTTCTCATGCCTTTTTTTATTTGCTTCAACTTGGACCATGATTTCATCAAAAGTCATCGCCCAAAAATCTGTAGAAGAAATACCAGCTTCGACTGCCTGAGGGTATAAATTCTCAAGCATGCTGGATAAATTATTGTAGGTTTTTACAGAATGCTGTCTTCCTCTACTGGTTCGCTGTCCAGAGATACCCCATTTGTCGCCTCTTTCTCCGTTTTCTTGTTTCCGAAAAAACCTGATTCTTCAAGTAATTCATTGATTGCGGCAAATAAATCTAAAGTTGAATGTCCTTCATCAACATAGCGCCCAAACGCAGCAACAATATCACTTTCAGATACATTACTTGTTTGATTAGCACCTTGTAATACAATTAGCAATTTGTTTGTGGCTGGGATTTTCGCTTCTCCTTGACCTTTCAAGAACAAACCAACAATTGATTCATCCAAGCGTTTTTCAATTGAAAGAATTGAGTTTCCGTCCAAACGCAATTGAAGATTCAATCCACCGAATTCAAATTGTTTTGTGTTAGGCATTTTTACGATAGTTGCTTTTGTCATTTTTGTTTCTCCGATTTCTATATTTATAAAAAATAAAAAGGTTAGCCACTCTGACTAACCTTTCATTGCTAAATTAGTGACTAGATGGTGTAAAGTTAGGGCCTGATGATACAACCACTACTAAATTAAATCCAAGTGCTTGGTTGACTTCAACACCATCAAATTTATAAAATGGTTTACCATGAAAGTCAACTTTCATACCATCAGAATAAGTCACTGTCCAATCAACTGCTTTATCAGCTTTAACCAAAGTATCAATATCTTTAAAGTTGTCTCCTTGATAAATGATTGTGAATTCCAAATTATCTGAATCCTGAATTCCTGCAATATATGCTTTCTTAGCTGAACCTAAGTGAGTAACATCTACTTTTTCAGGATCAGCTCCCATTGCGGGAATAGATTTTACTGCTGCGATAGTTTTTGAACCTGATGTATCTCTATAAGAAAGCACCGCTCCTTTTGATAATAGACCTGCTACTGTTGCCATGTTTATTTCCTCCTATTTCGAATAAACGTATTTTGTTTTATTATCCACGATTACGGATAGTTCAATAATGACACGCTTTAAATCTGCTGTATTAGCATCTCTTTGCGTGCCTGTAAAACCAATATCACCAAATTGTTCGATGACATTATTAACGATAGTGGTCAAACTACTTTTAGAATATAATTCAATTGTGATTGACCATTTTGTTTGAAGTTCCTTTTCACTTCCATCTACAAAATGTGGGTTGTTAACCGTTCTGTAAATAGCTGTAGGAAAGTCATTCCATGTTGACGGATAATCAGTTGCTACTTTTTTAATCTCAGATATCCCATTTAAAACGGAAACAGTAGCAACTTTAATATTTACTCTTTCCATTATTTAAGCTCCCTCAATTTCTTTTGAACGTGCTCTTTGTATATCTCAGGCATTTGCGGAAGGATCTCTTTCAATGATGGATATAAGAAAGGTCTTGCTGGTTGACCACTTGTGATGTAGAATTCTTTGCCTTGAATAGTAATCTTAGGCATGCCATAGATTTCATTCAAATCAATTCCAACTTCCTCAGCTGGAATAAACCAACGAGTTTGAGTATAAACTGGGTTAACACCTTCTGGTAAATCTTTAGAACTTGCTTGACCATTTGGACCAGTACCAAACTCACGATAAATGGCTTGAGCTTTATCCGACCAGACACGCCCAACTATTTTACCTTCCGCATTTTCTACAACCTCAGTCTTTAGACTCCCAAGCAATTCTCCAGAACTGAATTTCATACTAGAAGCTATTCTTAATTCTGCTGCAGAACGAACCAACTCTGTGATTTCGTAAGTCGCATCATTTACAGCGTCATTTAAGATTTTAGGCATCGCATTAATTTTTCGTTTAAGCCTGTCCAAACCTTTAATTTCAACTCCCAATGTCATCGTTCCTTTCTAACATCACATTGATGTGTGTAGAATAAGGTTGAATCGAATTGATTTTATAATCAGGGTTACCGTCCTTATCAACATACACGCAAACGCCACTGTTTTCATCTTTACCTTCTTTTAGTTCATCACCTTGATACTTACATGATTTCATGCTTGAAAGCTTTGAACCATATATTGTGGCATTGACAGCACCACTTGCAGACTGAACATTCATTTCAAGAGCAATTGGAGCAAGATAATTAACTTGATCGTTTCCCTCTTCATCTTGCGTGTTATTTGGGTTTATCCTTTTCAAATAAACCGTTCTTAAGTCACGTTTCCTCAGGCGCATAAAAACTTACCACCTTTCCGAGTCGATAACGATTCAAGCCACGCTGGATATTTAAAGGAATATCTTCAATAAAGGATTGAGAAACGCCACCTTCTGAACGACTAGACTCTCCCTCTGTGCTTTCACGATTAAAATTAATTGTGGCTAACTGTCGAGCATACAGCCACATTGAATCTAACATCTTATCCTGATTCGTATAATCAAGGATGAGAATAACCGCATCCTCAATTAAACCAGTAGCATCATCGACGCCCAAATCAGTTTTTAAACGTTCAATTGCTTTAGTTTTTGGTTCATTCTCTTCCATGATTACCTCATTCCATTATTCTATTTTGTAACAGTTACTGCACATACATCAGTTCTCGAGCCGTCAGTGGTAGTTACAGTGATATTTGTTGTACCTTCTGCAATGGCTGTGACTTTACCATCAGAATTTACTGTTGCAATATTTTTAGCGCTAGAAGAGTAAGTAACAGCTTTATTAGTTGCATTATCTGGGGCAAGTTTTGCTGATAATTCTTTAGTAGTTCCAACTTTCATAGAAGCTGTTTTTTGTGAAATGGTAACTCCTGTTACAGAAATTGGTGAAGCTTGAACACGAACGATTTTTGTTTCATCAACGATTGCAACAACATAATGCTCATCACCAGTGAATTGTGTTACTTCCTTAGTAATTTCACGATCAAATTCAACAAGAACATCACGTTTTAAGAATGTTTTCATTGCACCTGGTTTAACAGCGATTGGTGAACCGTCTTTGATTTTTTTAGAACGAACAATTGTCCAACCAAGGACTTCACCAAATGCACCAGAAACAAGGATATTATCTCCGAGTTCTGAAGCGCGGGTCCAATTAACACCAGCTGCTTGGCGCAAAGTTGCAGCATCTTTATATGAAACAAAAAGGACTCCTTGAGTAAATCCTTGTTCTTCGAGCGCATCAGGAGCTTCAACAAATGTATTTTCTAATTTGTCAATCAAATTAAGGTTAACATCGGATACTACAGTAAGGGCTGCAGTACCAGCAACTGCTACAATTTCATTGTCTACAGCCGATGCAATGGCCATACGGATTTGACGTTGAATTTCCCCAACTGGATCACCATAACCTGAAAGCACCGCTTCATCAGTAATAGCCATCCCTTTAGCAACTTTTTTGATTGTGGCAGTTTGAGTTGCGGTTTGTAATTCGTCCATTTGAATCGCAGCACCTTCGGCAATGACTTTAGCATCACCAGAGTATTTAAATTTAGGCAATGTAATTGTTGAACCTGGTTGACCAGCAAGAGTTGTGTCGATTGGAGCAATTCCTGATAACTTAATAGCTTTAGGCAATTGAGCAGCTACCATTTGTCCCATAACTTCGGGGTCAACTTGTGAGTTCAAGAACGTTACTACATCGCTAGAAAAGCGTTGCAAGTTGAATTTTAGTTTTTTGTTTTTCATGTTTTTTCTCCTTATTTTGTAGCCTGTTGATAGGCTTTTGGATTTGTTTTTTTCAGTGCCAGCGCTTCTTCATAAGTTAAAGTTGAAATATCAACTGGTTTCCCTGGTGTGGCACCTCCACCAAGCGGAGTATCAACAGAAGCTTTGAGTTTTTCGTTAACTGCTGCTTCTACGGCTTTATCCCATTCAGCTTTGAAAGATTTGACATCTTTAATAGCTTCCTCAGCAGTATTTCCTTGAATACGAGCAGCGAAAGCACTTGGAATACCGATTTCTTGAAGTTGTTTGCCTTTTTCTACAAGCAACTGTTCTTGACGAAAGGTGGCTTTTTCTTTTTCAAAGTCATCTTTTTCTTTTTGAATCAGCGCTTGTTGGCGTTCTTCTTCCGAAAGTTTGGCAAGGCGAGCAGCTTCATTTTTTTCTTCTTCAAGTTCCTTCTGCCAACGACTTCGTTTAGACTTAACAATTGAATCAACATCAGTATCATCTTTAAGACCAAACTTTTCTTTGATCGCTGCAACTTGTTCATCGGTCAGATTGTCAGCATTGAATTCAGGAGGAGTTTCTTGGCCAGTTCCTGCTCCACCCTCACCGCCTTCTTGACCTTCAGCAAATTGTTGTAAGTTGAGTTTGAGTAATCTGTTTCCGCATAATGTTGCGATTTTCATGTTATTAATCCTTTCCAATTGCTTTTTAAGTGGTTCAATGCTTGCACTTCCGAAGCTTTTTATGTCTTCACGCTTGGACATAAGAAAAGCGCCTGTCAGTGACAAACGCTTTGTGTATTTAAGTAGTTGTTATTTCACGCATAACTGCGAGATATTAGATCACCTCATTTGCTACTTTTGAATTCAACATCTGGATGCATTGATTTTAATTTATCCATCCATTCGTTGTAAGTTGTACTTCCTTTAATATCAAATGTTTTACCAGTGATAGGGTCAAGTGCCTTGCGAGGTATGTTGTTTAGTCGCTCTGAATACATTGAAGCAACTGAGCGACACCAAGGATGAAAAGGTGGATATGTACCTTCTGCACCATTTACAACTGCTTCAGATACTAGAAAGACTTTATGGTCTTTATGACGACAAATTTGTGATGTTCTCAAATCCAAGATAGCAATGATTTGATACTTCTCAACGCCATTGTTTTGCCACGATTTGAGCTTTGCTTGGTTCGTCATATAATTCGCTTCAGTACGAATCAAACGCCTAGCAACGTTAATTGAGCGGTCGAATTCACTAGCAATTGCCTTTGCCATCTGAAATTCACTCATTCCAGTTAAAGCTTCAACCGTGAATAGTTGCTCTAATCGTTTAGCTAAGGCTTCAGTATCTCCCCATAATCTTTTAGAGTAATTACTTCCTAGCCAGTGACTATCAAGTATGTTTTCTACAGATTTGGTGGATAACTCTTTGAACTTATAGTCTTTTTTATTCCAGACTTCTTTAACAATACCATTCTTAGCATTTGCTTGAGCTTCACGAATAATTGTTTCAGCAGCAGTTTCTTTGTAAGCTTCATCTATCGTGTCAACATAAAAAGATGTCTGCTTATCAAGCTGGACATCCGCAATTTGTTTTGTTACTAAATAAGACTTTGCTTTTAAATCTTCTGCACGAGTAATTCTTGATTTAAGCGCTAGTCCTGTGAGTCGCTTTTTAGCTTCTCTTTGCAAATCAGGGTTACTAATATCTTTAGCTAATCTTCTAAGCTCAACTAATTCAGAAACAGGAACAGTTTCATTGAGCATTCTTTTTGCTTCATCATCTGTCAGTTCCGTTTGTTGCTTAGTTCTACTAAATAATTTAGCAATCTGTTTTGTTAAATATGATTGAGCTTGTTTGTATGCCTGTGCTACGACTTCCTCAAGCTGTTTAGCACCGTCATTTACTTTCTTTTCGGCTTTAATCGCTCTTTTTTGCCAGTAGTCAGACATTCTTTTTACTCCTCTACTTTTACATGTTCAGGATATTGTTCGGCTATTGAAACTATTCCATCATAAAGTATCTTAAGGCTTGCTAACTCTTTATCTGTTGGATCAAGTATAAAATATCCTTCATCACGCTCAAAAGTCTTACCAAATGATAACAAAGCATTGGTAACTGTGATATATAAGGCAGAAACCCCAGCACATACAATATCATTACCAATATTTGCAAATCCTGCATGTCCATTCACTTGATACCAGTAAATTTGGTTGTTTTTCTTTTTGAATTTAGCTGTAATCATTTCGAAAGACCAACAAGAAATTCAACTGAAAATTTAATAGCTTCATCTTTATCGAATCCTTGTTTTAAGCATTCATCGTAAAGAGATTTTCCATTTATAGCAGCGGCTCTAAAAGCCTCTGTCAACTCGTTTTGCTCTTTAGCTGCTCGTTCGGTTAGGAGTTTAGCGAAATCTTCGCCGATTATGTTAAGTTTTTCAATAGTTTTATCACTAAGTTCAAATCCCATTTTATTTACCATATCTTTCTATATTTTATTGAAAGTTGTATTTATTTAGCTTTTTTTGTTTTTGTTACTGGTTTTTTGACTACTTTCTTTTTGGTAGTAGCTGTTTTAGAAGCTGTTTTTGCCTTAGCTTTAGTTACTTTAGGAGTTTTTGCTGCTTTAGCATTAGTTTTTTGAGTTTTGTTTTTTGTTTTTTTTGTTTTGGCCATTTTTTTGGTCTCCTTTTTGATCTGTCTGATTACCAGACTGGTTATTGTTATTATCTTGATTTTCTTCCTCATTTTCATCAGGTGGATCATCAAGATTAGAGTGGCTGTCTTCTGACTGAACGCCCATAGCTTTCTGATTGAGTTCGATAGCCTCCTCTTTTTCCTCTTGTAACTGTTCAAGAACTTCATCGACATTATCAATATCTGGAAGCCATGAAAGCAACACTTTAAGAGGTAGGATTCCTGCTTGGTGCGCCTGAACAATTTGATTAATAATATCAGTTGTATTGATTGGTAAATTAGGTTTGAGATTAATCTTAATACCGTCAATATCAACATTGTTATTGCTTATTTCTAAATAATTGGCAAAGAGAATCAAACGTTGTCTTAGACCTTTTATCATATATCGCTCTTTAACTGACATAAGCTGTAGCAAGCCAAAGAGTTTGTATTTCATTGCCTCGCCTGAAACATTTCCTGAGAAGTTTTTATCATTCATATTGGGCACATAAGTCACTTTATGAATATCTTCGAGTAATGCATCACGCAAGACAGCCACTGAATTTTCATCCATTTGTTTGGTAAGATAACTAGCATCTACTTCACCAGGTTTAAATGATGTCTGCATCATCTTTTCTTTTGCTAACCTAGCACCATCTCCATCCTGTAAGGTAAACCCGCGGATAAAAAGAATTGCATCAACAAAAGCTTCTTTATCGTTCAATCTGTCAGACTGAAGCAAGTTATAAGCATCAATTAAACTAATTGCTTGCTCAAAATCTCCTTGTCGTTCTTCGTTGTTACGGTATTCAATAACAGGTACCGCCTTAAAATAATGTGGTAGTGCTTTAATTAATTGATAATCTCCGAAACCAATAGAAGCCGCTGTATACGTCAATACTCTATTGTCGTTATAGTACTTAACAAGATAATAATCAACAGCTCCTTGAAGGTTATATACTGGTTGATAATGTACAGCAAATAAAGGGTTGGTATCAATCGTATCATCCGTAACAAGGAAAATCCCTCGTGGATCAATACATTTAATGTCAGCAAATACTTTCCCAGTCTGTGGTTCTTGATTCATATAAATCAATTCATAACCTATCCCAAATACTGACAAATCTTTTTCAAGCTCAGTATCATGAGAAACAATATCAACTTTTGTATAAGCGTCAAGAATAGATTGAATATCATCACTGCTTGTATAGGCTACTGGATTCCCTACCATGAAACCAACATTCATATCAGTGACATACTTTGCATGATTAACAACAACTTTATTATTAGGTATTGCAGCATTATCTTTTGTTCGTTTTAAAATGTCTTGCTTGCCATCGTAATAATCAGATAGTTTTTCTAAACGCCAAAAGTCACTTTGGTGCTGATTAATACAATGATTAAGCAATTCAGAAGATGGGGCGTTTAAGTCTCCCGCCATCTCTCTATTTATTTTAATTGCCATGTTTCTCCTTAATAAAAACCAAAACCTACTTTATTGACTATTTCAGCTGTCTTACCGTTTCTAACTTCATTGCTATAAATCGCATATCGCAAAGAGTCAAGTACATCATCGAATAGTTTTATTGGTTCTCCTTTTTTTTCATCCCAAACATATTGATAAATCTCATTAGGGAATTTCTCAACTTTATCTCTACAAATAAACAACTTGTCTTTCTTAAATCTACGAGCGACTGCTTCAACACCAGTTAAACGTGCTTTGTCTGCGTTGAATGCTTCAATGTGTTCTCTTTTGAATCTATCAACATGTTCAGGACGAGCAGAATCGCAATAGAAGGGGACTCTTGAACCATAACGTTCTTGAATCTCTTTTGCTATATCTACCCAATAGTCAATTTCTTCATGTTGTTTTGCGTGCTCTTCGATTAAATAAGCTGTTCCATCGTCCGTTTCTCCGATAACAACAATTGAACCCCAGTGTTCATACCCCCAGTCAACACCGCAATAGAATGTTGATAGTTTAGGTAAGTCTTTGGATTGTATATAATGTTTGTTGCTATCGAAGTCTTGATAAACCACACCGTCAGCAGATACCCAAAGTCCTTTTATATCACGGTCATAAAACATACCGCTTGGCGTTGCTGCCTTGATATTTTCACGGTACCTCTCAGATAAGAAAGTATTATCATCTAATTCAAAATGAAAAGCCTTAACATTTTCGTTAGGCTTATCTATATATTCTTTCTTTAACCAATGCTCAGGATTATCAGGGTTAGTATCTGCTAGAATTCTTGCACCATTACCTGAACAACGAGAAACAATTTCGGCAAATACTTCTTGTTTAGCAAGCGAAGCTTCATTAATATATGCTCCATAAGCAGTCATACCACGAATAGCACCAACTCCACCGATATTACCAGTGTATGCTTGAACTACTTTTACACCAAATAATTTAAAGTTGTTATGCTTATCAAACTTAGGCTCTATATTGTACATGTTATAAAGCTCTTGGAGGATGTTCTTATTGATTGTATTTGATGAAACACCGGCCAAAATATACATAGGTTCTTTGACACCCTCTTCATCGGCTATTTTACGAACACGTCTTAATTCAAACAAGAATAAGTCATTGTTCATCTTAGTTTTACCTGAACGCTTAGCACCATGAAGTAAAGCAATGAACCAATCTTTATTTACTGTTTGCTTTAAAACATCGATTTGTTTTTTGCTATAAATATCACTTATCATCTATAACCTCACTAATCTTACCAAGCAATTCATCCAATTTTTCTTCAGTTGATTTATCAGTTGCAGATTGTATCATTGCAGCTTTGAATTCAGCAATATCAGCTTCTGCAGTAAGTTTTCGAAGAGTTTGTTCAAGTAATTTATCATTACCAGGATAACGTTTAAGAAGTTCCTTCATCGCTTGTATTTGAACCTTAAAGTCAGGAGGTTTCTCAACTTCCGAATACCCCTCTGCATTGGCTACTACAACCGTTTCTTTTATTTTTGCATTAGCTATAAGGCTAAGCCTTTCAAGTATCTCCTGTGCGCTCATAATACGCTCAGAAGCGAGCTGTTCCATTCGTTCGTCAATATATTTTTTCAAGTCAGGTTTAGTAAGGTTTTCCGCCCCCATAGACTTTGCTGTCTTTTTACTATATCCAGCATTTATTGCTGCTTCTTTAGCGTTTCCTAACTTAATATATTCATCGCAAAATCTCTTCTGCTTTTCAGTAAGTTTCATACCTCCCTCCTATCTTATTTGTGAATCCAACAATAAAAGGCTGCCCATTGGACAACCTGTAATAAAATATAATAGCAAGTCTAGGATTCGAACCTAGCCCCTCAGCCACACTTTTCAGTGTTCTCTCTTGCTACGCTGGTTTTTCGTCCAGCAACGTATGAAGTATATCCAAACCGAATTAGTTGTTGTTTTTTGCTTTTGCTGATAACTTCATGCTACAAGTATATCAGCAAAAACAAGGGTTGAGGTGCCAATTTTAGGAAATTTCGTGCCAATTTTTGTCCAAAAACATGCCCTAAAAACAGTGTTGCATTTGTCGATAGATATCATTTCTAAACTTATAGAATATTGTCTTAGCTTTTTTCAACCCAATATCTTCAATTCCTTCGATATCTAAATATTGCATTACTTGGTACCAGTACAAGCCAGCATATCCACTATATTTTAGCTCAATAACTCTTTTTTCATCAGGAATCAAAGGCTTAAACCAGAAGTCTAATATCTCTAGTTGCTACTTGAGTTTAAGATATTCTTCGTCACTATCGAGCTTTTCTTGATTTATAACATGGCTCAATTGTTCCGAACCACCAGAATATGCTGTGCGGATGCCTAAGTTATCTACTTTTTGTTTATAAAGATATCTGCTTTCAATTGATTTTATTCTGGCTTCAAGTCTGCCATTAACGTAATCTCCAATAATTCTATC